AAGCGTATCAAAATGCTGCCATTCTTATTCTAATGGCGTTGATGCCTTTAGTAATTGTAGGACTTAATAAACTAGGTGTTTCACTTTATTAAATTTAGAAAACATGAAACTTTCACTTTTGAGAATGTCAATTGAGCAAGGGTATTTAGACCTTGAAAATAGGAATGGCGAACTAATAGAAACCGCAAACGGCTTCGCTGCTTTTAGTGGTGACTGTCAAGAAATAGACGGGAGTTACTACCATAGCGAAAAAGATGAGGACGAATTTTGCTATGATGAATTAAACAATGAATATATACTTTGCTGCGATGCGGTCGAAGTAATAACTGGAAGACGTCAAAATACAGAAATAACGCATTGCAACAATAGTGACATTTTCGAAATTTCGGGCGATTACTACACTAGAGATGGGGCAATTGAAAATGGATTTATTCAATTGCACGATGGCGATTGGATAGATGAAGAGGAAGCCTGCTACGTTGAAAGTGAGGGCGATTATTACCATCAAAACGACTGCTTTTGGAACGACCGAACGAATGAATACCAACTAGAAAGACCTAACGAACTTTTTGAATGTAGTTTCTCGGATTATGTCGATAAGTCAACAACGGAAACGAAAATAGGTTTTGAAGTTGAAAAGGAAGATGGTTCAATTTTGGAAGACATTAACGCAAAAGACCTTTTTGATGAATCGGGTTGGGCTGCGGTAAGCGATGGCAGCCTAGGTAGTGGAGGGTTTGAACTTGTTTCGCCTATTTTCGACTTGCACGGTACTAACTTTTGCGCTGAATTTAGCGAAGTAAAAAAGTACCTGAATGCCGATAGTTCGGAAAATTGTGGCGGACATATAAATTATTCAAACGAATTGGAAACGCCCAAAAAGATGGCGGAGTCAATTTCGGGATACTTGCCACTACTTTACGCGATGTATCCAAAACGCATTCAAAAAAGGTGGTGCATAATGAAACCGAAAAACGAACTTTTAGAGTCAAGCGACAAATATCAAGCGGTTTGCATGAAGCGAAACCGAATTGAATTCCGAATTTTTCCAGCGGTCAAGAATATCGACCAACTAGTTTGGAGGGCTGAATTGATTAAAATTTTCGACCTTAACAGATGCGAAAGTGAAAGCGAAGTTTTGTCTACAATTTGCGACCATAGTACCGACCTCAACAAACATCTTCGCAAAGTTTATACCGACCTTGAAAAGTTTACAGCAATGGTGCAAAGGGTCGTCTTTCACATTGTAAACGTGGAAAAGATAGAAGTGAACGAATTAGAAACAATCAAAAAACTAGAGCAATGTGTATAGCAATCTTAAATAAACCGCAAATTTTGTTACCATTTGAGTATATCGAGGAAAGTCTATTTTCTAATCCCGATGGATTTGGGATGATATATGTAAAAAGTGGGCAAATTGTAATAAAAAAGTCACTTTCACAACGTGCGACCAAAATTTATAAAATGTACAAAGAAGCAAGGGAGCAAAACCCACTATCTAATATCGTTTTGCATTTTCGAGTTAGCACAGCAGGAAAAATTGACTTGACAAATTGTCACCCGTTCACAGTAAACACTTCGCTTGCTTTTGTACACAATGGGGTGATAGGTCGGGGATGTATAAACTTTAGCGATACATACCATTTTAACAAGTTGCTGCAAAAGTTGCCTTCTAACTTTATTGAAAGTCACGGTATTATGGATTTAATAAGCGAAAGGGTGACGGGTTCAAAGTTGGTCTTTTTATCTTCTGCAAATGTTCCTACCATAGTGAATGAATACCTAGGGCACTATGATAGCGAAGGCAATTGGTTTTCGAATGATTCATATTTACCATATATCCCGCAAGTTTACACGGCTAAAAAGTGGACGTATAAAAAGACGAAAATTGATAGGCTTCAAGATGAAATTTTTGGGTACGGTCACGAAGTTGAGCAATGGAACTTTTGATACGGTTGTGGTGACCAAAGGGGCGCGATAACATCAACCCCCGACCACAACAAAACAAAGAGAGGGCAGCGATGCCCTTTTTTTGTGCCTTTTTGTAGCGTGTACCTTGTTATATATGTAACCATGCCCGACCTGCTTTAGTTTGGTTTGGGCTTCTTTTGCGCCTTGTTAAGACGTTCAAACCGCTATTGAATACCATTGCCCCATAAACATATTGAATCCTTTAGTAACGTGCAAACGTGCATTTGCGCCTATTGCTTACGTATTGCGCCCCTAAATTGCGCCCCTACTTAATTTGCACCTTGTTAACGTATCTTTGCGCCTTGTTGGTAGTCAACTACCTTGCAACGGAGAAAGTCGTTTAGTAACGTGCAAACGTAGCTGCATGGCGTTGTGAAGTGTGCATATTGTTATGAGTCTATAACAACGTGCAAAAAAGTAGGTTCTCCCCCCCTCCAAAGGGGGTGCGGGGAAGGCAACCGCATCTTGATGTAACTGACCGTTTTCGTCATACTACGCACAAATAAACTTAGATTGACCTATGTTTTCCAAAGTGGTATTTAGTGCGTAATTTCGCCCCTATAATGGCTAGGGCAAGAGTAAACCCATTAAGTGAGGTTATTAGTATAAGAAAGTTTGCAGCCCATATAGGGTGTGTAGAAGGAACTGTGCGCGGTGCTATCCGAGAAGGGCGTTTAAGCAAGTCCGTAATTAGGGATGAAACTGGCAAAATTAGCGGTGTGATATGGGCTGATGCGGAAGCGGAGTGGGCGAGGAACTACTCGCATGGCAAGCATTTGTTATCTAGTGTTGCTGAATCATTAGCCGAGAAACCAACTGGCGAAGCTATAAGGGACATTAACGAAAGTCGTGCTATTAGTGAGCATTACAAAGCGGAGTTAGCTAGGATTGAGTTAGAGGAAAAGGAAAAGACGGTTGTTAGTGTAGACATGGTTAGGTCGCAACTATTCAACTTTGCCAATGAGGTTAAGGTGGTATTGCAAGGTATTCCTGACGTTTGCGTAGATGACATTTTGAGTGCGGAGGACAGAGCGGAAGCACATAACATTATGAAATTGGCAATTAACAAAGCACTATTAAAACTTACGGAGGTTGTTGAGAGAGATTTTTCATAACAACAAATAGTTTTTATATCTTTGCGGTCTAACATAGACCAACATGGCCCAATTCTTTCACGGTGTTGAAACGATATTAGTACCAACATCAAGTGCGCCAATCACAACCGTAGCAACTTCGGTAATTGGATTGGTAGGAACTGCCCCAATAGGAGCGGTTAACACAATGACGCTAGTAAGTAGCCTACAAGACTGTGAGCAGTTTGGTGGTGACTTATATCCAATGACCATCAATAGGTCGTTGAAGGCTATCTTTGAACAAGGTGGTGCGCCAGTAATAGTAATTAACGTATTCGACCCTGAAACAATGGCGGACTTAATTACTGCCGAAGCTATCACAATAGCTAATGGTCGTGCGCAATTAGACAATGTTGTTTTATTTGATACTGGTGGAGCAACCGTAAATGACCCTGTTGTAAGTGGCGGTTCTCCTTGGGCTACATTTGATGAAGGTGATGACTACACGATAGACCAATATGGCGCATTTAGCATTGTTGCTGGTGGAGCGATAGTAGAGGGCGACACGGTGTATGTTACTTACTACACTCCTGACCCTACTGGGTTGGTATCTTCTGACTTTGTCGGTTCTTCATCTTCTCCGCGAACTGGTTTCAAATTGTTTGTTGAAGCATTGGACACTTTCGGGTTTAATCCTAAGATTCTTATTTGCCCTGAATATAGCGCAATCCCTGCGGTTGCCGCTGAAATGTCATCAAAAGCAAGCTATTTTAGAGCGGTGTGTTTGGTTGACGATGAGCAAGGTACAAACCGCGCAGATTTGGTGTCACATAGAACAGCCGCAGGAAACAGTTTTGCAAGCACGTCAAGACGTTTAGTTCCATGCGCTCCTTGGGTTAAAGCATACGATTATTTAGGTGCAATTGAAATATACCCACTAAGTCCTTACATGGCTGGCATAATGGCTAAGACAGACCGACTAGAAGGGTATTGGGTTTCACCATCTAACCACACGATAGAGGGTGTAATCAATTCGGAATATGCTATGACGGGTTCGGGTATAGCTGACCAAACAAGCGATGCAAATGTTTTGAATGCTGCTGGAATCGTAACCGTGTTTAAGGTTGGAGGTTCACGCAGACTTTGGGGCAATCGTTCCGCTGCATGGCCGACAGACACCGATGTTCGTAGCTTCATTCCTTTGCAAAGAGTAGAGGACATTGTAGACGAAAGCATTGAGAACGGTATGTTGCCATTCTTGGATAAGCCATTAGTTCAAGCTACAATTGACGCGATTAAGGAAACGGCTAATCAGTTTATTAGCACGTTAATTCAAAGAGGTGCATTACTTGTTGGTTCAGAGGTTTACTATGACCCTGCTGACAATACCGCTCCTGAACTAGCACTTGGACACGTAGTATTTAGAAAGGTATTCATGGCTGGAACACCTGCTGAACGTATAACCTTTATGTCCTCAATACAAATAAACCTTTTAACAAACCTAAGCTAAGATGGCACTTGAAGTAAAAAAGCTAACTAACGGTAATCTTTACGTTAATGGCGTTTCCTTTTTAGGAAAGACAGAAGAAGTAACATTGCCAACTATCTCTTTTAAGACGGTAGAGCATAAGGCTTTGGGTATGCACGGAAGCATTAAACTACCTACTGGTGTTGATAACATCGAGGTTAAGTGTAAATGGTCAAGCATAACTCGCGAAAGCCATATCATTACAGCCAACCCGTTTGTTGAGCATTCATTTCAACTTAGGTCAAGTTTGGATGCTTATGATAGCACAGGTAGAGTTTCGCAAGAAAGCTACGTTGTTCACTTTAGAGGTAAGTCAAGCGATGTCCCTAATGGAGCATTCAAGCAACATGACAATGTTGAAGCTGAATCAACCTTTAATTGTTCATACATCAAATTAGAGATAGCTGGTAACGTAGTTTATGAGATAGATGTAATGGCAAACATTCACAAAGTTGATGGCGTAGACCTTTTGGCTACATACCGCGCTAATTTAGGGGTATAATTATATCCCAATATAAAGAACAAATGAGGGCGGTTTATACCGCCTTCTTTGTTTAACTTTGTGGCTTAACAAAACTAAACAAATGGCTAAGAGTTCACAGTTTGCGCCTAAAGAATCAGTACGGGATATGCTAGTAAGGATGTCCAATGAAGCTACCCAAGAGTTTGACCTTCCTAGTGGAATAAAGTGTCATATCAACTTTTTTAGTGGCAAGAAAGCAAGGATAGCACAAGAAATAGCAACGAATAACAACGGAGTAGATGAGGATTTGCTTTGGGGTGCGATAATTTCGGAGTGTTGCTTATTCAATGGTGAAAAGCTAATTGCGGAGGACATATCTTTATTGAACGGAATTGACTACATGGTAATTTTGGGAAAGTTAGGGGGTGTTCAATCGACAGAGGACAAATGATGTTCTTAGCGCATTTCAGTTCAACACCCTTAAATGTATTGGAGGAAATGCCATGTAATGACTTAGTGCTTTGGTATATGGAAGCGGTTAAGTGCCATAATAGATTAAACAAGCAAGACTAATGGCTAGTGGGCTTCGCATAGTATTACAATTGTCTGCAATAGACACAATGTCAAGCGTTGTGGCTAATGCTGCTAGGAACAGTTTAAGTTCCATGCAAAACTTTCAGCAGAACGCTAGAAGGATAGGCAGAGAAGCTAGGGAAACGATGTTTGAGAGCGGTGCTGCCACTTTAGCTGGCGGTGCTGCAATGGCTCACCCGTTAAAAAAGGCGGCAGACTTAGAACTTTTGCGTAAGTCAATGGAGATTTACACCCGTTCTGCCGAGAAGGGCGCGGTTGTGTATAAAAACATTGTAGACTTAGCAAACCAAACGCCATTAGGATTAGAAGAAGTAGCGAAGTCGGTAACTGTTGCGATGGGGTCGGGATTAACGGCTGCTAAGGCAATACAAGCAACTAGAATGCTTGGCGATATTACTGCTGCCAACCCTATGGCTGACATGGGTGCTGCAATGGTTGCATATACCCAAGCGGCACAAGGTGGAAAGCTAATGACGCGAGATATTTGGCAGTTGATAAATTCGGGAGTGCCAATTGTTGACATACTACGCAACCACTTGGGTGCAACTGCTAAGATTATGGGTAAGGGCGGCATGGCGGAAGAAGGTAAGATAACCTTTGAGGTATTGCAGCAAGCTATGGAGAAAGCTACTGGTGCTGGCGGAATGTTTGAGAATGGGCTTACCAAAATGGCAGACACGGGACACGGCAAGTTTAGGATATTGCGCGATGCTGCCGACCAATTATCTGCGGCTTTTGGTGAATCTGTATTACCAACTTTTATTAAGTTAGGCAATGCAATGATTCCGTTAATAAACGGTATTACTTCATTCATTCGCAAAAACACGATATTAGGTCAAGTTGTAATGTTTTCAATTACAGCATTTACCTTGATTGCTGCTGCCGTGTTTGCTTATTCATCAGTTGTTTGGGTTGCGAGTTTTGCTGTTGTTCAATTAAGTAGGGCTGTATTTGTTTCAGCGTTTAGGGCGATGTCAACAAGTTACGCTTACTACGCCCTTCAAGCAGCTTTATGGTCTGTTCAATTAGCAACTATGGCTGCTGGTAGAGGGGTTTTATGGATGGGTAGAGGATTGATATTTACAGCGATTCCAGCAATATGGTCAGCAATAGTTGCAAGCAATGCTTTAAGGTTTGCTTTCACGGCATTATCTGCAACAATCTATGGAATCCCAATTATAGGATGGGCAATAGCTTTAGGTGCTGCATTGGGTGCTTTAGCAGCCTTGATATATAATAATTGGGACGCGATAGTTGGATTCTTTTCCATGCTTGGTGATAAGTTTGCGAACTTCATACCCAAAGCTAAAAAGTGGGGTTCAGAAATGATACGTTCTATTGTAGACGGAATTAAAGAGGGTGCGCCTTCTTTGTTTGCCGCAATAGATGGTGTTGTTGCATTTGCTCGTGGGTTTTTTCCAGCAAGTCCAGCAAAACACGGAGCATTCAAAGATTTGCATAAGGTTAAAATTATTGAGCAAGTTGCCCAATCAGTTAAGCCTAATTCATTGGTTAAGTCAATTAGTGCAGCCACTTCGGTTGGTGCTGCTTCTGTAAACAGGTCACTTTCGCCTGTTGCTAGTGGTGGGGGTGGGTCGGTTAGTGTAAACTACTCTCCTGTGATAACAATCGGGGCTGGGGCAACTGTTGGCGATAAAGCGTCATTCATGGAAGTTCTTGAAAACCATAAGTCTGAAATGATGCGAATGATAGCGGAAGCAGGTAGAACTCAAAATAGAAAAGCCTATGCTTAGATTCGGTCTTGTGTCAAGTATAGACCCAGCAAAGGGTGTCGCAAGGGTAAGTTTTGCGGAAGATGAAATAGTTACCGATTGGCTTCCAATTGTGGTTGCTGGTACGGCTAATAGTTATTCTTTCACGTTCAATATAGATGAGCAAGTTGCTTGCATGATGGATTCAACGGGCTTGCGCGGTGTGATATTGGGCGCGGTCTATAACGAGAACACAACTCCATCAAGTAGCGGTGAAGATATTGTGTCCGTGGTATTCTCAAACGGAGATAGCGTGGAATACGATAGGGCAACTGGAGAAATGAGTATAACAGTAAGCGGAGGACTAACCATTAACGGTGATGTAACCGTGATAGGTAGTTTAGACGCTAGTATAGACGTGACCGCTGGCGTATTTAACACCTCTCTAAGCACGCATACGCATCCATACGTCAACGTATCAGCACCAGCTACAACAAGCCCTCCTACGCCATGATAACTACACTATTACCAAACATATCAAGTTCGATGTGGTCTATGTCCGTAGCTAATTATGGCGCGGTTGTAACCGATTTGGAGGACATAAAGCAATGCGTTCTAATTATCCTTTCAACAAACAAAGGAAGCGACCCATTTAGACCCGACTTTGGTTTTAATATCGGAGAACTATTGGACAAGCCTGTTAACTATGTTATTCCGAACGGAAAGTTAGGAATAGTAGATGCCTTGACTAATTACGAGCCTAGAGTTAAGGTTACGAGGATAGTTCACACATTAGATATTGGACACGTAACTTTCTATGTTTATTGCGCAACTAATATCGCTAACTTTGTGGTATCAATGCCTATTAGCCCGAACTACATCCCAACGGCTTTAGGTGCATTTAGTTCGGGATTTGATTCAGGATTTGACATATGAAAAATTTACTCACACTTTCACTACTTGCAATTAGCTTGACTGCTTTTGGGCAACAAGACACTACTGACCTAAAAGAATACATCAACGCTAAGTTTCCAAACAATACATCAAGGGTAATTACTCCATTGAGGTTGCGTGAAGTAGCTATTGAGCAAATGCGTTCTTCACCTAATAAGTTTCAGGAGAACACTCTTGAAGAAAGTTTAACTGTAACCGATTCAATTTATTCCGATAACGGGTTCTTTAAGTGGGATGGAGCAAGTTATGTTGAGATTGGGGAATCAACTCCAACCCTTAATTCGGTATTGTTTGAGGGAAATACAACCGATGGCAGAAATATCAACATTAGTGACGGAGATGCAATCTATTTTGATAACGGGTCTAGGATAAGAAAAGGTATTACTGATATGAGCAATGGTGGTGCAAAAGGAGTAGCTTTAGTTTGCTCTATTGACTATGAGTTGAAATGGGAAGCTGGTCGCCTTTACATTCTTCAACAAGATGGATTCACTATTCGCGAGGTTAGGTATAACTTCACAATAACTCCAACAGTAAACGATGATGCTACAAAAGGATTTGTTATTGGCAGTAAATGGGTTATGGACGATGGTCTTGAATACGTGTGCGCAGATAGCGCGACAGGTGCAGCCGTTTGGGATATATCAACGTTATGGGAACAAGAAGATGGAGTTATTTCTCCAGTTTCAGCAAACATAGTTCAAGCCAATGACATAAGAACTACTGGAACTTACCAGTTTACAACTGATTCATTAGATTTAGGTTTTGCCGCATTGCCTTTTATCGGTAGTGGTGGTTTATACGGTAATGGGTTTTTCATAAATGGTATTGGTGATTTTAGTTCTTTTTCAGCTTCAAATCATACTTTATTTTCAGGATATTTGTCTGATGGCGGCTTATCATTTATGCAAATTGACACTACAAGCATAAGGCTAAGGTCAGTTAGTTCTGATGGTGAGGACACTCAATTTGAAACAAGTTTAGAGCTATTTTCCGACACCGCTATTTCGGGCGTTCAATCACTTTTTTCACTAAATGCTCGTGCTAGAAATTTAGGATTTGTTAATATTAGTTCGCAAGTGGACACCAAGTTACGATTACAACTAAGTGCATTTGATAGGTATGACCAACAGATAAGCTATTTAGGGATAGATACAGAATATGTGGCTATTGTAGCACCAAAGGTTGAAATTCAATCGGATGTAACAGTCGAAAAATTTGACGGTGAATTTGCCAACTTCCAAGTGCGCGGCAACAACTATAATACACTGTACTATGGTGGTTCAGAGGACGGTTATTTTTCAATCCTTGAAATTCGAGTAAGAGATACTTCTAATACGGCTTATGGTCAAGAATTACTTGTGTTAGATGTTCTTAGCGGCTTTAAGGTTGAATCAACAAATGATGCAGGTTTGCGGTCAACCATTAGTTCAAATGAAAATTCTATTTTAATGGACAATTCTAATCAAGACACAATAATGATTTCTAATGCTGATGGGATAATTATTAGTCCTGTAAGTACACCGCCCAATGTTGGAGATGTTTTAACGGCAGTTAGCACTAGAGGGGTGGTCGAGTGGCAAACACCTGAATACTCATCGGGAACATATACGCCAAGTGTTACAAATATGGTTAACATTGCATCAACAACAACTATAAAGAGCAATTGGTCTAGGGTTGGTAATATCGTTACTGTGGCTGGATATGTAAGCGTAACAACGTCAGGTAATGGATTAGCCCAGCTTGGTTTATCACTTCCAGTTGCGTCAAACTTTACTACAAGGTATGAAGGGTCAGGCACATTAACTACAATTGACCATTTTGGTGAGATTTATTCACACGTATCTAACGATAATGTGGTATTAGAATTTCAACATAGCGGCTCTACGGGTGCTGATGAATTTAGATATGTGTTTGTGTACGAAATACTTTAACAAAGAAAACCAATGCCTACGCAACCTATTTATGTAGAAGTAAACCCAAACGGTATAATAGCTGATTTGGTAGCTGCTTATGAAGCGGAAACTGGCAACACTTTGCAGCCAGCGCAAGTAGAGCGTTTGCTCATCAATATGTTTGCTTATCGCGAAACATTGTTGAGGTCGCAAATTCAGGCGGCTGCAATTCAAAACTTAGTTTCATTTTCAACCGCGCCAATACTTGACTACTTAGGCGAGAACTTTGGGTTGGTTAGATTGTCCGATGCGAATGCAATTGTAACTATCCAATTCACTACCAATGCCGCTGCTACAATTCCATCAGGAACACGGGTAGCAAGTGTGGATGGTCTTGCGGTGTTCCAAACATTGTCGGATATAATTGTAAGCGGAACAACTGCATCAGGTCAATGTCAATCGGTAACGAGTGGGCAGAACTTTAACGGGTATGCAATTGGAACGATAACCAACATTTTAGACCCACAAGCCTATATTGTTTCGGCTACAAATACAGACGTAAGTGCTGGGGGTTCAAACTTAGAAACTGACGAGCAATTACGGAATAGAATACGATTAGCCCCCGATAGCTACGGTTCTGCTGGGTCAAGAAACGCCTACAAGTTTTGGACTTATAGTGCCAACCCTTTAATTATTGACGTTGGAGTTTTTCGTCCGATAGCTGGTACTGTTGAGGTATTTCCGCTTTTGGAAGATGGAAGTGTAACTCCTCAATTGATATTAGACCAAGTTTATGCAATACTCAATGCAGACGAGGTTAGACCATTAACAGATACGGTAATTGTAACAGCCCCAACGCAAGTAACGTACACAATTGACGTTGATGTAACTATCTACGAAACAGCGGACGCTACTGACGTTCAATCGGCTATTGAGGTTGCTTTAGATGCTTATGTATTGCAACAACGTCAAACAATGGGTCGTGATATTATGCAAGACCAAGTAATAGCGGTCTGCATGGTAGAAGGGGTTTATGATATAAATTTAGGCTCGTTTTCAGATTTGATAATAGCTACAAATGAGTATGGATTTTGCACGTCAATAACCGTTACTGTAATCGGAACTAACGAAGGATAATGCCAAGCGTATTAGCAAGTTCAATATCTACTTTACCTCAATTCACCGTGTTTGAGAACATGGTGGTTGATAGATTTGCCGCACTTCCTGTTGAAGTAGTTATGACGTTCCTTTTGCAATTACTTCAAGACACGGCAATTGGAACAATGGCAACTGATTTAGGCGTTAACGGAATCGGAGGACTTGCGCAGGCTAACACGGAGCAAGAACGAAGGGATGTGTTGCTGAATGCTATTAGAACACGTAGAAGGGCTGGGACGGTGTTTGCGCTAAAACGGGCTATTGAAACATTAGGATACGCTAACCCAATTATTTTAGAGGGTGTTGGTGACGTGCCAGTTGTGTACGATGGCACATATATCTATGATGGCTATATTAACTATGCTGGCGGAAACAACGGGTGGGCGCAATTTATGGTTATTCTCCCCGAAAATGATTTAGTAGGGTTAACACAAGCGCAAATTGATTTGCTTGTTCAGTACATCAATTACCACAAGAACGAACGCAGCGAATTGATTGGTGTTGGTTACTACGGAACTCAATTACCTTTGTACGATGGGCAGTTTAATTACGATGGAAGTGCTTACTACAACGGATTACCAAACGAAACGATTATCTTTGTCTATCCATAACAAAAAATAAAATGGCAACTTTTATTGAAAACGATTCACTTTACCCTGCTAGCATTTATCAGTTAGCCACCAATGACCCTGTTATTGGAGGAACAATGAGTGGGCCGCTTAATGCTCCAACAGGAGGTTATTCTAACGCCCAAGCGCAAGGTATTGTTCATCGTACCGCATACCTTAAAAAAAGAATGAACCCAATAGGCGAAATCGTTATGTGGGGCGGTTCAAATGCGGCTATGCCTTATGGATATAGAGAGTGCAATGGTGATTCTTTGAATAGAACTACATTTGCTGAATTATTCGCGGTTGTTGGTACTGCTTTTGGTACGGCAAGTGGAAGTACATTTAATCTTCCTGACCTTCGCGGTTTGTTTGTTCGTGGTGTTGACGGCTCGGCTAACGAAGACCCCGACAAAGCTACTCGTACTGCTATGAACACGGGCGGTAACACGGGTAACAACATTGGTTCGGTTCAGGCTGATGAACTTAAATCGCATACTCACCAAGTTAAGTTCACACCGCAAGGGGCTAATCCAGCAGAATATGACGAAGCTATTATTGGCACAAATAACGGTGTACCTAATAGCATTTACACTACATCAGCAGGCTATAATGAAACACGTCCAAAGAACGCATACCTATACTACATAATTAAGTGTAACAACTAATGGACACGCGGAGAACGCGAGTTATTTACACGTGGGCTAAGAGAACTAAAGAGTTTAATGGAACGGGTATTTCATATCCTGACCCATACGACCCTAAAAGCTGGTCTATGCCATCTAACGCTACAATGTTAGAACCGCCTGTGCAACGTAAAGGATATGTAAGTATTTGGAACGGGGCTAAGTGGGAAGCTATTAAGCGTCCGTAGTATTCATGCTATTGCCTACTAACTGAACGTCTATGCTCGTAGTGTAGCCCTGTGAACGGGTTATTCTGTGCCGCGCCTTTGTGATGTAGTATTTTCCGCTAAGGTTATTTAACCCTCGAACGTTAACCGAACTTCCAGCAACAGCTTTAGTCAATCCTTCAATGTCAATAGTGCCATCAACCGCGCTTGTTATGACTTTGTATAGCGACATCATAGCGACTATCTCCGCTTGGGTGGCATTCTCTACATCTTCATAAATTCGCATCCTCCACGCGCTTCTTTGGAAGTCGTAGTCCTCTTGTCGTTTCTTGCGGTCATCCTCAATCTTTTGCATGAACGGAAACAATCTATTCAAGGTACTTGCGTCTTGAATAATCTGCATCAACTTTTCAGGATATGTAAGGTCGTTTTCAACCGTTGTCACGCCTGAATAACCGCTTAGTTGGTCGCTTGCTCGAACGTCAACTCCTACTGGAGATTTGTCCAAACACATTTTTAGGTCGTATGACTTAATCTCAATAGTTGGACGAGATAAATAGTCTTGGATAGGCTTATCTACCGCCATCTCCTCAAATGACGCTTCCATAAGTCCGTAAAATGGGCGGTACAATTCCGAAGATATGCAATCTGCCATCGGGTCGATGTTATGCAGCGAATGAGAAAGCAACGGGTACATAGCATTGCCCCAAACGTTAAAAGATAGCCCGTAGCGATTTCCAATCCTATTAAGGAATCGAATGTCGCTTTCACGTGTTTGCGATAACCTACGGTGTGTTAGGTCGAGGATTTTATCGGTATTCATTTGCTGCGAAGCAATTACCTGACCTTCATAGTTAGGGTCAAAACTAATTTGATTCTCGCTACAAATAAACTGCGCCACTTGTCTAAGTGTTTGCATTTCAAATGCCCTACTCTTTTCGGTGCGCAAGTCATTAGACACGCCTATTGCAAGCCCTCTAAACTCAACGGTATCGGGCTGTCCTTTGAAGTGAACTTCGTCTATCTCAAAATCTCCGCAATTAAGCAAGTCATTATTTGAGTAGCCCATCTTTAAGCTAATCCTATCTCCTACGGCTGGCTGCCATTCAGACTTCCACCTACCATTCATGTCATCAATTAGGACGCGAATTTCAGAAGATTCACCTTCAACGGCATCTTCAAAAGTTATGCTAATCGCATCGTCTGCAATGTCATTGGTAATATCTACGCCTTGATAGATAATCTCAAAGTAAGGTGAACGTACATTTGCCATCTATCCTTGTGGTTGCCGCCACGGTGGAAGGTTGTTGAAGTCTTGCAACGGCTGTGGGTCAAATATCGGTATAAACAAAACCATGCCTTCCTCTAAAGTTGCCCTTATTGGAATAATTGGGTTAGCTTCAATTATAGGTGTCAGGTTTGTCGCATCACCTAAATAGCGGTATGCAATTTCATCCCATCTATCCCCGTCTTGTACTATGTATTGTGTATATTCCATTATCGTCTTGACCCTGTGTAGGCGGCTAATGGTTGTGAAGTATTAGACATAACCGCAACTCCCGACATAACGTTCCTATTTGCAAGAACAATCCCATTCATACTACCAACTGGGTCTAATGGGTCAAAGTTCTCAATTGCGGCAGATAGGTCAGTCATATTTTGTGCTGCCGTGTACATATTTTGAACGTAGGTTTGTGCTGCTGCCGCTGTGTCTTGTGCCGCTTCAACTTTAGCGGCTGCATCAGCCATCTTTTGCCTTGCGTTGTCGATGTTGTCCTTAATGTTTTTTAGCTTAGGACTTTCCGCGCTTGTAAATTCTTCGGGCGCAGATGTGTAGTCACCTAATCCATTGTCGCAAAATGTGGTAATTGCCCGAACTTGCAAAACATCAATTGCGGCAGAAACTGGCATTGTTGGAACTATCAAAGTCATTGGCGTAATGGCTGGGTTATTCCGTCTATTTGCTAATGCGCCACTAACCGCTTTGTTCTTAATAGTAGAAGCAAGAGTT